AAATCATCATAGCCTCTCTGAAATTGAACCTTCAGTGGGGCATCATATTTTCCAAGACCTCTTTCTTTACGTGTTAACATTCTTTGCATGTACTACTCCTTTGGATTGAGTTTAAGTTTTAATTCATCTGTCTTAGTATTCTGTATAGCCTGTACGCATTGTGACATGTGGTTGAGTATCTTTAACGAATTACTACCAGTAGACAGTGTTCTTACTACACCCATAATGTCCTCATCTTTTTCATCTATTTCATACTCTTTATCTTCTACAGTAATCTTCATGTTATCTCCTTCTCTAATTGTTTTTCTAGGTTAGCCATAGCTCTCCATGCTACCTGCGCCCAGTCTTCGTCTAGTAAGTGACGCATCATTGCGTCTAGTTCATCCTTAGACTTTGTCCTATCCCAGAATAAAGTCTCAGGTGTCTGCCCATGTTGTAAACCACCAACATAAGATATCTTTGCTACTTCTGCAATAGCTCTAGGAAAGTATTTAATAAATCCTGTGTATACAGGTATTGCTTTTCTTTCCTTACTGTCCGTTGGTAATACCATGATGATCTCCTTATGTCAAGTCTACTATTTCACACACATCTCCTGAACAGGCTAACGTCTGCATTGCTACTGTATTATCTTCTTCCTCATAACTGGACAGTAATGACCAGTCAATGTTCTTTGGAAGTTTCTTTGATAATGCCTCATATTCTTTCTTAGTGCAATCCTGATATGGTGCTTGTTGATAACTATGATCAGAGTGTGGTAAAAATGACACACCTGACATCTCATCAAAATGTTTATATACAAACGCACCAACTTCCATCCACTCTGCATCACGCACTGTGATAGTAACAGATGGTTTATGTTCACACCAATGTCTTTGATACATCAGCCACATCTCTAGCTGTTGAATGGCAGTCATATCATTCCTAGTTACAGCACCTTTGGGTGAGGCAATAGGAAAACTAAACACAGTTGTAGTGTCAGGTTTCATTACACATAGTTCTGCAGGTACACCCTGATCAATCATAAACTGTGTAAGTGGATCTTTGTTGTCACCTCTTACAGTTCTGACGTAGTGATGACTATGCCTTGCATGTATTCCACTAGCACTATCTACTAATTGTGATACAGTACCAGATGGTTTTACACAAGTGACAGCAGTAGATTGTTGTATATCTAATCTTTCAGCCCATTCTTTATTTGTCTTGACTGCAACCAACCTGAGATGATTGAGTGTCTGCTCAAGACCTTTGTTCTTACTAGTCATCATAGCATTGTCCATGATACCTGTAAGTGACACACCAAGTAGACGTTCTTCTTCTGTGTTATTCTGCCACACCTTACGTAAGTATGGAAACTTTGTAAACTTAGATTGTATAGTACCCAAGATGGTGGCAAGTTCTACTTTCTTAGATAGACTCTTAATATCATCTGTTGCTCGTACAACTATCTCTGTAAGATTACAGAATTGGTATGGTCGTAAGATTATCTCAGAACAAGGGTTGCAAGCAAACTCCCAGTCAGCATCTCGTCTACCATTCCTAGCTGCTTGTTTCTGTGCAGCCTGTCTATTAAAGATACCACGCTCACCTGACTTAGATTCTACAAGTGCTGTCCACTCACGTAAGAATGTCTCCATGTCGGGCTTCTCTGTATAGCACACACTGTTATTTGACAACGCTCTATGAGGGGCAGCTTCCCACCAGTTACCTGACTTAGCATGTCTCATACGATCATCAGATAGATTAGATAGACTGATCATAGCTGACCTACGTACACCACCAACAACAACTATCTCACCTATCTTACACATAATGTCGTGACACTCTATGCTTGATAGCTTACGAGTCTGTGCTGTCTTAAATGTACCAACCACAAACATAAACAAATCTATCAATGGTGCAGGGCCAGATGCTCTACCACCAAATGTTTTTAGTTTAGCTCCTGCAGGTCTAACTAATGACACATCCCACTTGGGTATCTCACCTGCCCATAGTAATGCAAGCAGTTGACGTAGTGCTTTAGCCCAACCTTCTTTACTATCCTTGACCACTATAGTTGTATCACTATTATACAGTGGTGGTATCTCTGGTAGCTTAGATATGTATTGTCGTTCAACACTAAACCCAACACCTGTACCACAAAGGAGTATAAACATAGCTTCATCAAAGCTCTTGGGGTCATCTACAGGTAGGTAGCTACAATTGTACCCTGCTGTATTATCTCTGTCTAGTGCAGGGCCAGCAGTCATCATAGCTCTCATAGACGGCATCACAGCTAGACTAGCAATAGCATCGTATAGATCATTACGTATTTTAGTGTCTAGGTTATACCCTATTTTATCAGCCATGTAATCTACATACCTGCTTACAGTCTCTCCCCAGTTCTCTCTTCTTTTGTCTTTGTCCAACCATCTTGCGTAACGAGATGTATGTATAAACGCTTGATAATCTGTTGGTAAATAATTACTCATGTGTCTACTCCGTTGTTATTCTAATTGTATCTATAGTCATACCATCAATATCATATATAAATTCATGTATTGCCTCATTTATTTCTTCATCAACAAACCCGTCAACAGGTATTGGATAATCGTCTTCATCTAGATTCAAATTAAGATATACTTTTACTTTCATAGTGACCCCTAATGAAATTTTAACTTTACAACATTATCTTTAATAGATTCTATTGTAGGTTTAGTCTTAACTGGCTCTAATGTTTCCTGAGTATACTTGTCTAGCATACTTCTAAATTTATCATCCTGTTCCATGAAAGGTACAGAAGCACATAACATAGTAGATAAATACATTAAGTGAGAATAGTCTTCATCATCTAGTGTGTTATCATCTGTAGTTATAGTTCCAACTCTTAACTCTCCTACCCACTTATTATTCCCATCTAGTACAGGAGTAATTCTTATAATAAAATCGTTAGGTTCAAAGTCTATGTATATTTTTTCTTCCATACTATGTTCTCCTTGTTTTCTTTAATGGGAAAGGTATAACACTTTTATCACTTAATTGCCATAGTGTTTTTGTTTTTTTATTATTTTCTTTTAACCATTCTTGTGGAATAATTCTGTCATAATATAAAAAATTGTACTTTTCACACCAGCTTGCATATGTACCCTTAGAACCCTTATTTAATTTTCTTTTACTGCTCTCAAACACAAACCTAATGTCAAGGTTTGGATGTTGCTTTTGTATAGCCAGATGTTTACGCCTATCTGCAGTCACAAAACGACCTTTTACTTCTATTATAATGCCATTAGGTAGTAGGAAGTCTGGTGTATATGTTCTATACATTAAGTCTTCCCACTCTATTTTAAAACATTCATATCTAAAGTCTTGTTGTAATTCCTTTAAGTAATCAGATACCTTTATTTCAAGACCACTACGATACCCATATTTTAATGCAGCCTTAAACTGTTTGACATTACGCATCAGATGGGTCGTAGTTCTTTAACAACTTCCAGTATGTCAATAGGCTAGTGAACATAGTTATATGTTTAGCGTGTGACTCTTTACTCCATCTCCAAGGTATTATTAGTTCTGTATCTTTTCTATCTACAAAAATTGATATCCTCTCAGGATCTTTGACGTTACACCCTTCAGCATAAGCAGATAGTTGCATACCATGTTCCGGAAATACTAAACTAGAAGGTGTCTTTTGTTTACTCTCCAAGTTATCCTTAGTCTTAAAGTCAACAAATATTCCTGTCTCAGAGTGTAAATCAATCTTACCACCATAACCTAAGTCAGCACAGAACGAGTCTTCTGCAATCCACTTTTCGTTAGGGAATGTCTCGTCTAAGTACTTCTTGATTGCTAGGTAGGGCTTAGTCTCTGCCCCACCTGCAAACCCTTGCTCTATCATTGCATGGATGGTTGTACCCATCTCTGCTGCCTCTTTACCTATACTCTTTGAGTGTTCTTTACATCTATAAAAGAATTGGTTTACGCTTTCGTCATCTTCTTTCTTTAACGTAAGTGCTGAGTTCAGAGCCTGATTGATCTTCCAGTTCTCTAAAGATGGCTTGGCTGCAACACCAAGGATAGTAGTAACAGATGGTACGTAACCATGTTTCCTAGCATCCCGTAAATTGGTGTTGCGTTCTTTGCCATTTGAACCTACTATAGTATATGCAGATTCTCCTGTTTTACTATACCAATGTTCCGACTCTGACTCTTTTTTCATTAAGCAAAT